CCCTCACCCCCGAGCTCGCGGCCACGATCCGCGGCGCTCGCCTCGTCGGCACGCCCCTCCGCGCCTGCGCGAAGGCCGCGGGTGTCCCGTGGGATACGATGATCGGCTGGCTCCGCGTCGGCCGCGCGTACAACGCCGCCGCGCCCTCCGACCGCAACCCGCGCCACGTCGCGCAGGCTGCGTTCGCGGCGGAGCTCGACCGCGCCGGGGCGCAGTGCGAGAGCGCGCTCCATGCCCGCGTGATGAAGGCCACCGAGGATGACGGGCGGCTCGCGCTCGACGTGCTGCGGTGGAACGAGGAGCGCGGGACGCGGCAGCTCAAGCGGCAGCTTGTGGCGGCGCAGGTCGAGGTCGAGCGCCTCCGCGCTGCGGGTGAGCTCGTGAACCGCACCGACCTCACCACCGACGGTCAGCGGATGGCCTTCTACGTGCCGCAAAAGCGCGATGACACAGCAGGAGACCCAGCGGACGTGGCGACCGAATAGCGCGCCGCAGGAACTCTTTCTCTCCTATGGCGGATTCGAGGGCGGGTACGGCGGTGCGGCCGGCGGCGGCAAGTCGGAAGCGCTCCTGGTCGATGCGCTCTACGGCGTCGAGCATCCGAGCTACCGCGCGATCCTCTTCCGCCGCACCTTCGACGAGCTCAAGAAGAGCCTGATCGACCGGGCCCGCGACTTCTACCCGCACCTCGGCGGGATCGAACACAAGACCGATCACATCTGGACCTTCCCGGCGGGCGCGCAGATCGGCTTCAGCCACATGGCGGAGCTGACGGATTACAAGCGCTTCGACTCGGCTGAGTTCCAGTTCGTCGGCTTCGACGAGCTCACTAGTTTCCACCGCGAGCAGTACATCTTCATGGCCTCGCGGCTGCGCTCCTCGAAGGGGCTGCGGTCGCGCCTGCGCTGGGCCACCAACCCCGGCGGGGTCGGGCACGATTGGGTGTTCGCCCGTTTCGCTCCCTGGCTCGACACCCGGCCCGAGTACGACGGCCCCCGCGCCGACTTCGGAGAGCCGCTCTACTTTGTCCGTGACCCGGCGAAGCCCGACGGTGACGGTATCTGTGTGCCGCGCGGCACGCCCGGCGCGCTCCCCCGCACCTTCGTTCGCTCGCTCCCGACGGACAACCCGGCGCTCGATCAGACCTACCTCGACCAACTCGACCTTCTCGACCGCGTCACCCGGGCGCAGAAGAAGCTCGGCGACTGGCTCATCAAGCCCGGCAAGGGCCTCTACTTCCAGCGCCCATGGTGGCGCTTCCTCGATACGGCCCCGCCCAAGAGCGCGTGGCGCAAGGCAGTCCGCGCATGGGACTTCGCGGCGACCGTCGACGGGGACTGGACCGTCGGCACCCTCACCGCGCACATCCCGACGGCCCCCCAGCCCTTCGTGGTGGTCGACGTCGTGCGCTTTCGCGGCACCCCCGCGGAGGTGCGCCGACGGGTGAAGGAGACGGCTGAGGCCGACGGCCCCGAGGTCACGGTGCTGATCCCCCAGGACCCGGGGCAGGCGGGCGTCGACCAGCGCGACGCCTACGCGCGGCTCCTCTCTGGCTTCACGCTCCGCACGCACCGCCCCACCGGCTCGAAGGTGGTCCGCGCATCAGGGCACTCCTCGCAGGTGGAGCACGGGCAGGTGGCGCTGGTACGCGGCGCCTGGAACGGGCCCTGGATCGAGGAGCATCAGGACTTCCCAATGAAGGGGGTGCCTGACGATCAGGTCGACTCCGGCGCCGACGCCTTCAACTACCTCGCGGGCAGGCTCGCGACGTCCGACGCCGCGGCGCTCTTCGCCGACTTTCAGCAGAGCGTCCTACGGCGCGAGTCCGGCGGCATCTGGCGCCCGTCTGCATCCTCGGATGACGACGAGGACGCGGACCCCGGCTCCTTTTTCAGCTCCCGCCGCGAATGATCGACCCCATCGCCACCTACGCCGCGCAGATCCTCGGGTCTGTCGAGGGCGAGCCCACGCCGGAGACGGGTGCGCTCCCTGCGACGCCCTCCGAGCAGGAGCCGCTCACCACGACGACGGTGGCGGCCCTGCGGGCGATGCTCGACGAGCACGACCGGGGGACCTTCCTCCGCTCTGGCCTGCTCGCCGACCTCCTTCGCCGCGACGCCGACGTGTACGGCGCGCTTCAGCAGCGCCTCACTGCCCTCGGCGCGCACCCGCTGTGCTTCGACGCAGCCGACGACTCCGACGCCGCCGTGAAGGCGCGCGACGGGCTGGCGCTCGACTGGCCCCGCATCTGCCCTCCCGGCGCGCAGGCTGACCTGGCGCTCGACGAGGCGATGATGGGGTGGGCGCTCGCTCAGACCCCGTGGCGGTACGACCCCGAGAGCAAGCGCCTGCGGCAGACCGTCGAGCCGTGGCCCTCCTACGCCGTCGAGCACGACCGCACGCTCCGGCAGTGGTACGTGCAGACCGCAGAGGGGCGCCTCCCGATCACCCCGGGCGATGGCCAGTGGCTGCTGGTGGCGCCGCGCAGTGCAAGGGCACCCTGGCTCTGGGGCGCGATCCGGCCGGCGGCCGAGTGGTACCTCTCCAACAGCTTCGCGGCCTCGGATGCGCGCCGTAGGTCGGAGACCACCGGCCAGGGCATCTGGAAGGTCAAGGTGCCCTCTGGGGCAAGGGAGTCGAGCGAGGGCAAGGGCTTCCTCCGCTCCTTCCGCAACCTGGGGCGCGCGGCGGCCATCCCGGCGCCGCGGGGCGCGACGCCAGAGAGCAGCTACGACTTCGAGCTCATCGAGGCGAAGGCCGACGCCTTCAAGATCTTCGAGTGGCTCAAGACCACCGGGGGCGGCGCAATCCGGCTGGCGATCCTGGGGCAAGACCTCACCAGCCAGAACAACAAGGTCGGCACCAACGCCTCTTCAAGCACCGGCGAAGGCGTCACCCGCGCCGTCGTCGAGGCGCAGGCCCGGGGCCTCTCCGACGCATTCACGCAGCAGGTGGCTGGCCCCCGCGCCCGCTACCTCGGCGAGCCGCTCACGAAGGTTCGCATCGACGCGGAGCCCGAGGCCGATCGCGAAGCCTCCGCGAAGGCGTCGAAGGCCGAGGCCGAAGCCGTCCAGGCATGGGCCGCTGTCGGCGTCACCGTCGACCGCCTCGCGCACGCCACCGCCGCCGGGATGAAGGGCGCTGCCGAGGCGCCGCCCGCCAAGCCCGCTCCCGACCCCAAGGCAACGCCATGACGACCGCACCCCCTACCCGCACCTTCGGCGCTCCCTTCGAGCCGCTGTCCATCGACGAGACGGCCCTCGCGCGGGAGTACGAGCCCAACGCCTTCGGCGGCTTCTTCGCCGATGAGATGCGCCCCAAGCCCTACGCCACCGTCGGCGACGTCGCTGTGGTTGGCATCAGCGGCCCGCTCGACACCCGCGCTGGCTGGTGGTGCGACGGCTACGACGAGATCACCGAGCGCGCCGCGATGGCCCTCTCCGACCCGAAGGTGAGGGCGCTGGTGCTCTCCCTCGACTCCCCCGGCGGCATGGCCGCGGGCAACCTCGATGCGGCGCGCACCCTGCGCTCCCTCGTCGAGCAGAGCGGCAAGCCCTGCGTTGCCCACGCGGGCACGATGGCCTGCTCTGCGGCCTACGCGCTCGCGTGCGCCGCCGACGCGATCCACCTCACCGCGGACGGCGTGGTGGGCTCCATCGGTACCATCGCCACCGTCTACGACCGCGCTGAGGCCAACGAACTCCGCGGTCTCAACGTGAAGGTGGTCCGCAGCGGCACCCTCAAGGCCGATCCGCACCCCGACGTCCCGCTGACGGACGCCTCCGTCGCCCGCGTCCGCGCCCGCGTCAACGAGCTCGCGGGAATGTTCAGCGCGTGGGTGGCCGAGCGCCGCCCCGCGATGGGTGACCCGCTCACCCTCCAGGGCGCCAGCGTCTACGGCGCCGACGCCGTCGCTAAGGGCGTCGCCGATCAGGTCGGCACGCTCTCCGAAGCCATCACCACCGCGGCCTCCATGGCCGCTGACCTCAGCCGAAAGAAGACCATGGACACCAACGCCGCCAAGTCCCTTGAGACCCTCGCCAGCATCCGCACCGCCCTCGACGTGAAGAGCGACGAGGAGGCCATCGCCACCGTCGCCACCCTGCGCCAGCGCGCGGGGCAGGTGGACACCCTCGCCGCGGACGTCGCCACCCTGCGCCAGCAGATCGCCGATCGCGACGCCGCGACCGTCGCCGCGAGCCGTCAGGCCGTGCTCGACAAGCACGTGCAGCGCGGCGGGCTCACCCCCGCGATGCAGGCGGACGCGCAGTACATGGGCGACCTCGCGCCGCTCTCCCCCGACGCCCTCGACCGGGTGCTCTCCAAGCTCCCGAGCGCCCCCGCCGCCGTCACCCCGCGTGTCTCGGGCATCGACCCGAAGGGCGCCGACGTCGAGAGCATCGAGCTCACCGACGAGGACAAGGCCTTCGCCAAGGCGGCGGGCCTCTCCGAGGAGGCCTTCCTCGCCACCAAGCGCGCCGACGCCAAGCGCGCCGCGCGCACCGGCCGCTGACCCGGGCCCCAGGCCCACCCCACCCGCTGACCTGACCCGGAGACACCACCATGACTGCTCTCGCCGCCAACTTCCCGCGCAAGCGCGTGGGCGACAACGTCCTCAACCCCCTGCGGCTGGCCATCGGCCTCGCCGCCGCCGCGCACGTCTACCAGGGCGCGCTCGTCGGGCTGAACCAGGCGGGGACGCTCGTCCCTGCCAGCGCCGACAACACCCTCTTCATCGTCGGCGTCGCCGAGGAGGAGAAGGACAACACCCTCGGCGCGGCCTCCGCGCTCTCGACCGTGCCCCGCCGCGGCTGCTTCCCGTTCACCAACTCGGCGACCACCGACGCGCTCTCGACCGCCGACATCGGCCGCCCCTGCTACGTGGTCGACGACACGACCGTCGCGCGCACCAACCCCCTCGGGTCGCGCCCCGTGGCGGGCATCGTCGCGGGCATCGACGCCGGCGGCGGGGTGCTCGTCGAAGTGGGCGCGATCACTCGCGACCACAACGGCAACTGCGACCACCTGGTGCTCGCGGGCGAGGATCTCTCGACCACTGGCCAGAACCGCTTTGTGAGCCTCAACAGCTCGGGCGCCGCGGTGCTCGCCGCGACCGCGGGCATGGTCGCCTTCGGGGTGCTGCTGAACGCCCCGGCCTCCGGCGCCGTCGCGATCGTGCGCCGCCGCGGTCTCTGCCGGGTGCTGATGGAGGACACCTCCGCGGAGGGCGTGCTCGTCGCGGTCGCGGTCACCACCGGGCGCGCGAAGACCGCCGTGCGCGCCACCGCCGACGCCTCCGGCGCCAGCGCCACGGCCGCCCTCAGCGGCTCCTTCATCATGGGCCAGATGCTCGAGGAGAGCACCGGCGCGGGCGACCTCGCGCTGATGGACGTCCACCCCATGGGATGCGCCCCCGGCACGCTGGCCTGATCGGCCGCCCCACCCTCTGACCTCACCCCGAAAGAACCACCATGGCCATCCTGCTCAAGTCGGCGTCGCTGCGCGCCCTCGATGTCACCGTCCGCACGTCCTTCATGGACGCCTACGGCTCCACCGCCTACGCGCCTCGCTACCCCGGCCTCGCGGCCGTGCTGTCGAGCGCGTCGGCGGCCAACCTCTACCCGAGCGTCGTCGACGCCGCCGCCGTGCGCGAGTGGATCGGCGAGCGCGTCGTCAACCCGCTGGTGTTGGAGGGCGCCTCGGTCACCAACCAGAAGTGGGAGCTCACCTACTCCATCCAGCGCGACGCCCTCGACGATGACCAGTCGGGCGCCGTGGCGATGCTGATGTCCCGCGTCCGCTCGGGCGGCGGGAAGTTCGCGCGCCACAAGGACAAGCTCGTTTTCAACGTGCTGAAGAACAACAGCACCTGCCTCGACGGGCTCGCGCTCTTCCACGACTCGCACCTCGTCAACCCGAAGGATGCGGCCGCGGGCACCTTCGACAACAACATCACGGGCACCGCGCTCACGGCCGTCAACGCCGCGGCCGTGCGCTCGTCGATGATGGAGCTCAAGGGCCCCGACGGCGACCCGATCAACGAGGACCCCCGCATCCTGATCGTGCCGCCCGCCCTCGAGCTGACGGCGCGCAAGATCTCCGAGGCCGACGAGATCGTGTTCTCGGGCAGCGCCAACGAGTCCAACGTCTTCAAGGGCCGCTACACCGTCATCGTGGTGCCGCAGCTCGCGACCGCCTTCAGCGGCCTCGACGCGACCTGGTACCTCGCCGACGTGAGCGACGCCGAGGACCGCGGCCTCATCATGCAGGAGCGCGAGGCGGTGGAGATCACCGCGAAGTTCGCCCTCGACGATCCCCAGGTGTTCGCGCGCGACGAGTACGAGTGGGGCGCTCGGGCGCGCTACACGGCGGCGGGCGGGAACCCGAAGAAGATCTTCAAGGCGACGGCCTGATCCGATGACCGCCGACATCACCCGCGCCGAGCTCGCCTCGCTGGGGCTGAGGTCGGCGGCGCTCACCGGAATCAGCACCACGGATCAGGATGCGGCGTGCGAGTCGGCTTCGTCGACCGCCCGCAGCTACCTGCGCGCCCGCTACCCCAACGCCGGGACCATCACGGACCCCGGCTACAA